ACTTTCCAAGCCTCTACAGCTGCGTTGATTACTTGGTGACCCGATGGTACAAAGACTATGGCGCATACCGTGGTGTAAATCGAGCCAGGTCATACAGCGAGTGCTGTCAGCTGTTGACTCAAGAAGGCTATGCAACAGACCCTCGGTACGCTTCAAAGCTCATCGAACTCATCGAACTAAGAGGGAAATGACGGTACTAGAAGCCATCCTTGCTGCCTTGATCTCAGCTGTAGTCAGTGGGGCTGCTTCCACCTTTGCTGCCAACCATCGACTGAATCAACGAGTCACTTCCGTTGAACTGAAAGTTGCCGAGAAATACGTTTCCAAGGAAGATTTGAATGTCTCTTTGACTAAGTTTGAAGAGCATCTCATCCGCATCGAATCGAAGTTCGACCAATTACTGCTAACCACAAAGCATGGCAGAGAAATCTAAGAAGGCAGCAGAAGAAAGATTCAATCTACTTCACAATCTGCTTACTGAGGCCCACATTCGGGCTCTTGAGTCTGGCGAATACAGCTCAGCCGATCTGAAGGCTGCTGCTGATTGGCTCCACAAGAACGACATCAGCGGGGTTGCTATGGAAGGCAGCCCACTGGACAACCTTCGCCACCTTGTCCCTGTAATCAGTCCAGAAGACGTTCAGCGGCGAGTCAATGGCTCCTAGAAAGACGAATCGACCCGGCAGGACAGCCAGGTTCTACCGGGACAACCCAGAGGCTTACAGCAAGAAACTGGCCTACGACACCAGCTACGGGAAGTCTCCTGAGAAGCGCAACTACAGATCTGAGCTGAAGATCGCCCGCCGCAAACGTGGCATGGATGGCAAGGGTGGGCCAGATCTGAGCCACACAACACAGGGAACTCTTGTTCCTGAGAATCCGAAGAAGAACAGAGCCAGAAACGGTCACGGTAAAAACGGACGACTGAAACGAATGTGACACCGCTGCTTCCACATCCTGATCACTACCTCCAGAACTTGATCGCCATGACTTCACAAGAAGCCAGACGAATGAGAAAGAATGCAATCAAGGAGCACTGGCAATTCTGCTGTGCGTACTGCGGAGAGAGAAAACAACCAGAAGCACTAACTATAGATCATGTCCGTCCACGAACACTGGGCGGATCTGATTTCACGCACAACCTTGTACCTAGCTGTGCAAAGTGCAATCGGGCAAAAGGAAGCAATAACTGGCTCAACTGGATGAGAGAAACATTTGGCCATCATCCAGATAGGGAACAGCTCATTTTATCTCACATCAATACATAATGGCACCAAGAGTTACATCTTCTCGCGACCGGTCCAGGGGTCGCGCTAATCGACCCGTAACGACTTCGCGTGGTCGTCCTAATCGTCAATCAGCATCCAGGGCTACGGTCACCAACAGCACCAATCGTCCCAGTGGTGGCACTGCGCGAGTCACCGTGGGTAGGGATCGTCGGCCACCCGCACCAACAGCTGGTCGCCGGGAGAACACCAGGCCTGCATCTCCTAGCAGCACAGGACGTTCTCTGCCTCCCCAAGGGGGCACCACTGGCAACACTCCTCGTGCTCAGTCGCAAGCTGGCTGGGCTCGTGATCGGGGCGCCAGGGCACAAGCAGGCCGCACCTTCCAGATCCTGGGTCGTGGTCTGGCTCGTGCTGCAGGCATCGACCGACAGTCCCAAGCTCAAAACCGACTCGATCGAGCTGCCCGAGGCACCAGCGGTGAAGGCACCCGTGTCGTGCCTCCTGGTGGTGGCAACCCTGGTCGTCGTCCTCAGCTGCCTCCTGCTCGGAATGCTGGAGCCCTGCCTCCTGGCCGCCGGGGTGGAGCCCTTGCTCAAACCAGTGGTGGTCAGCTTGCCGTCCGAGGCAGCAGCGCCCTTGCAACCCGCCCTAGCAGCACCCTGGCCAACCGTCCCAGCAGTGCCCCGGTGGATGGCCGACTAGTTGGGGTGAATGTGGCTGAGGTTCGTCGCAGGCCCCGGCTGGAGGGTCAACGAGCCCTTCCACCCGGTCAACGAGCCCTTCCACCCGGTCAACGTGGTGGAGCCCTTATTGGTGGGCGTCAGGGTGGATCTGCAGCAGCTACTGGACAAGGTGGTGCTCGTGGCAGCGGTAGCCGTCCATCGCTGCCTGGCTCCAGCGTCCGTGGTCGCCTCCCTGGCGGCAGTGGTGGCGCAGATCGAGTGACTGGCAGCGGTGTCCGCACCGGTCGTCCTGGTGCCAATCGGCCTGAGCTTCCTGCTGGTCGTGGTGGCCCCTTGGCAACGAGACCTTCCCGTGCTGATGCTGCACGAGCACGAGCTGCACAGGCAGCCGCAGGCAGCCGAGGATCCGGGACACGCACTGCTCCTGGTGCTCGGCCCAGTGGTGGTGGCCTTCGTATGGGTGGAGTTGGAACGACTGCGGCTGGCGCTTTCCTGACTCCCCTTGTTCAGGAGGCTGGTCGTGCTGCTGGTCAGTGGCTTGGCCGCAACGTCCTTCGTCCCATGGTGGACAACTACGAAGACAAGACGCCTGGCACCCAAAGCGACCGTGAGCGCCGCAGGCAGATCGTCCGGGAAGGTGGTCGTCAAGGTCCGCCGGTCCCTGAACGTCTCCGGCAGGCTCCAAGCCGCCCCTCCAGCAACAGCAGCCGCCCAACCCGCAGTGGAGCCCCAGATCAGGCTCAGGCTCCCAGGCCTACCAGGGCTCCAGCTGCAGCGGCTCGTCCCCAGCCTCAGGCTCCCAGTCGTCCCCAGCCTCAGTCCTCTGGTCCCGTCTCCGCTCCTACGGGCATGAACGGCGATCCCCTCCAGGGTCGGACTGGTCAATTCAACGTTGAAGGGTCACCTCTGACCGCTGAACCGGCGCCGATGCCCGGTACAAGGCCCCAGGCTCCTGTGACAGCCTCCACCCCCAGACCTTCTGCGGCTGAAAGTGGACAGCAGCCGTCGTTCCGAGGCCCAGGCGCTCCTCAGCCCCTTTCAGGAGACGCTCCAAGGCCCTCTGAGCCCGCCTCCGGTACATCCACCCCCGAGAGTGGCCAGAGGCCTGCTGCAGAGCCTTCCAGTGGTCAATCTGAGCGCCCTGCCGCCAACTCCCGCCTGGCAATCCCCTCCCGTGGCCCCACTGGCCGCGAAGAGATGATCCAGTACAACATCCAGCGGGCTCGGCAGAAGAGAAAGCCCAAGAACTGACACAAAACACACGCCCCTGGCTCATAGCTGGGGGCTTTTTTTATGAAAGATACGCTACAGTTGATGAAGGAGGACTTCAAGGTCTTCCTGTGCTGCGTTTGGCAACAGCTTGGTCTACCTAAACCAACCAGAGCACAACTTGCTATCGCTGACTACCTTCAGCATGGGCCTAAACGTATTCAGATCCAAGCGTTTCGTGGTGTAGGTAAGTCGTGGATCACTGGTGCATTCATTCTGTGGACCCTCTTCAACGAACCAGAGCAGAAGATTGTCATCATCTCGGCGTCAAAGGAACGAGCCGACAACATGAGCATCTTCCTGCAGAAGCTCATCATCGAGACTCGGTGGCTCAACTGGCTGAGGCCGACTGACGACACCGCTCGATGGAGCCGGATCAGCTTCGACGTTGCCTGCTCCCCTCACCAGGCCCCCTCGGTCAAGAGCGTGGGCATCACTGGCCAGATCACAGGTAGCCGTGGAGACCTGATCCTCTTCGACGACGTGGAGGTGCCAGGCAACTCGATGACTGAACTGCAGCGGGAGAAGCTCCTTCAGCTCTGCACAGAAGCCGAGTCGGTGCTGACACCCAAGGAGACCTCCAGGATCATCTACCTAGGCACGCCTCAGACCACCTTCACCGTCTACAGGAAGCTGGCTGAACGGGGCTACAGGCCCTTTGTCTGGCCTGCCAGGTATCCCAAGAAGATCAGCGGCTATGAGGGCCTCCTGGCCCCCCAGCTTCAGGAAGACATCGACAAGGGTGCAGAGGCCTGGAAGCCCACCGACTCCATGCGCTTCGACGACGAGGAGCTGCTGCAGCGGGAGGCCTCAATGGGTCGATCCAACTTCATGCTTCAGTTCATGCTGGACACCAGCCTGAGCGACGCCGAGAAGTTCCCCCTGAAGTTCAGCGACCTGATCGTCACCTCTGTGAACCCAGAGCTTGCCCCCGACTCCATCGTCTGGTGCTCCGACCCCAGGAACGTCCTGAAGGAGCTGCCTGCTGTCGGCCTACCAGGCGACCGCTTCTACAGCCCCATGGTCATCCAAGGCGACTGGGAGCCCTACCAGGAGGTCATCTGCAGCGTGGACCCCAGTGGTCGAGGCAAGGACGAGACAGCAGCCTGCATCCTGGGCCAACGACACGGCTTCATCTACGTCCCAGAGATGTACGCCACCAGGGATGGTTACAGCGACAAGACACTTCTCGACATCCTCAGGATGTGCAAGAGGTACAAGGCAACCAAGCTGCTGATTGAAACTAACTTTGGCGATGGAACAGTATCTGAACTCTTCAGGAAACACATCCAACAACTAAAGATTGGAATCGACATCGAAGAGACCAGAGCATCAGTCAGAAAGGAAGACAGAATCATTGATGCACTTGAGCCTGTCATGAATCAACACAGACTGGTCTTTGATCAGAAGGTTGTCGAGTGGGACTACAGCTCTAACCAAGAGTACCCAGCAGAAGAGAGAGTTCTCTACATGCTCTTCTACCAGATGAGTAGAATGTGTAGAGAAAAGGGAGCCGTAAGACAAGACGACAGATTGGACTGTCTGGCTCAGGGGGTGAAGTACTTCACTGACGCCATGGGGATCTCGGCTCACGAGGCTGTCAAGACACGAGGACAGGAGGACTGGCAGGACATGATGGAGAGCTGGCTAGACGACCCACAGAGTGCCTGCAACCACTTGGTTCTTGGCTTCGACCTGGACCAGAGACGGAAGGCCAGGGGCTACGACAAGGGAGCAGCAACTTGGGTCCAGGTACGTCGCTGAGATCGACTGCGCTGCAAGGGATCCCGAGATGGCGGGTGTAAACAGGGGGGAGAGGTGGACTCCCTTCTGACTCGGGGGTGGTAATGAAACTGCCCCTGAGACCACAACGACCACCAAGACAGTATATATAATATATAATCTTAGCCAGGCTAGAAAGCTAAAGACAACGACAACAACAACGACAACAGTTACTAGACCATCAGTCAGAAGGAGCGAAGCGACCAAAGATCGGTTTGTAACTCGGACTATCTCTATAGTTGTTTTGATTAGTTTTTGATGTTTATTAGTCTACTAAGCTGTTGGGCTGTTAGGGAAGGTTTTGTAGGTTTGTTTAAGACTAAATAAACCTAAATAAAACTAACAACAGCTCCTAAAACTACTAGAACTACTAAAACTAAATAAACAGCAACTAGACCATCCATCAATCAAAGCGGAGCGAAGCGGAGCGTTAAAGATCGGTTGGATTACCTTTACACCCCTCACTCATCATATCTCAGATCATAGTGTTTGTGTTATTTGGTCTTCAGCTTCTAGTCTTTAGCCTGATCCTAATGTTTCTGTTTGCTGCTTTTGATGTCTAGTTTCTTTAGATCTCTTCACCACCATTGATGTCTACTGTTTCTCTTGTCTGGATCACTCCTCAAGCTGAGCAAGTCATTGGCTACTGTGCTCGTGTCTCTAACCCCAACAATCAACACAATCATGCGACAGCTCCCAAGCTGCTGAAGTATTGCATTGATCATCAGCATTGGTCTCCCTTTGAGATGGCAAGCATGTGTCTTGAGATTGATACTCAACGTGACATTGCTGCACAGATCCTGAGGCATCGTAGCTTTAGCTTTCAGGAATTCAGTACTAGGTACAGTGATGCAAGTGGTCTTGGCTACAGCACTCCTGAGCTTCGTCTTCAGGATCTGAAGAATCGTCAGAACTCACTGCCCATCCCAGAGGACATGAACCTGACGAATGTTCAGGCAGCCATCCAGCTTCACCTGGACAAGTCACAAAGGCTTTACCAGCATCTGCTGAGCATTGGTGTCGCCAAAGAGTGCGCCAGGCGCATCTTGCCGCTGTGTCAGAACACCAGGCTCTACATGACTGGCACCATCCGAAGCTGGATCCACTACTGCCAGCTGAGGACCAACCCTGACACCCAGCTTGAGCATCGTCAGATCGCTCAACAGGCCCAGGAGATCCTTCACAGTCACATCCCTAGTCTCATCTGAAGAGGTTTTAGTTTTAGCTTTATCCCAGGTCTCATCAACTGAGGCCGATTGGTCTGGGCTAAATTTTGACTGAAATCTCTGAAGCCTGATAACGGCTATGCGCGGCCCCAAATCCCCCCTTGGGGGGTCTCGATTGCCTGCCCTGAGCGGTCGTTAGTTGTACAGTCTAGCCGAAGTAACTACATTCTGGCCATCAAGCCAGCGCCGACGCGAGCCTATGCGGCCATGAGCATATGCGTCTAGCGACATATTGGTCTGGCACGATCTGTCGGGAGAAGATGTCAATCCCGATCGGGAAGCCGTGGTATCCAGGCAAGCTGCCCACGGTGAGACTGCGCTGAGACGGTGCTGAGACGACCTTACCGGCTGGCTTCAGCCTGAGAGATGAACTGCGAGCGTGTGCATGCGTGCGCGAATACAGCATGCTGGGCCATCCGTCAAGGCCTGTCAGCCAGTCTGCGCAGTGGCAACGTTAGGGGTGGCAGTGGATCGATCCGGCCGCAGACTATGGGCATCGCTGAGAGGCGAGAACCTTGAAAACCAGAGACCGCGATCCCGCCTGTGCGCGGGGTCTGCCGCCGGCTCGCGCCCGGTGTACCAAAGCGCCGCCCAGTAGCAGGGGCGAGGTCTAAATAAATGCACGCGACAGAATCACAGGATAGGTGTGTCTAGTCACGGACGCACCTTAACTTTAGAGCGTACCGGATAGGGTCGCAACCTATCACTCATGCACCGCCATGTTGGGCCTCCAATTTAGTTAGCTTGGCACGCTAACCATGGCATGGGGCACACATATATTGTCGCCCTTCCAATCGTTCCACTAAACAAACATCATCATGCGCACATCAATCCTTGGCACATTCTTTATGGCTTCGCCCTCTGAGATTCAAGAGGGCAAACATTGGTACAACGTGGCATCGAAGATCGCTGCAGATATTGCAGATAAGTTCGATGTTTCAATGGTTCAGGCTGCGGGCATCATCGCAGCATTGTCACCACAGAATCCGTGGGAGCGTAACATTCAAGATAGTTACAACATCTGCGAAGCTTATAGCATTGACGGCAAGGATG